CCTGGCCGTGTTCTCTCCTGAACCCGGATCGCGAACGGCTCTTTCCCAATCTCCGGCCCAGCAATCCTGATCCGATTCAATCGCTCCTGTACTGGATCTGGAACCCGGGCGAAGCGATCCTCGCTGGATTGTGCGCGGTCGCTTTTCTCGTCCTGCTCTTTGTCGTCGCACTCAAGGTGATCCGCTCATGACCCTGTTTCTACTTCTCATCGTGCTCGTCACTCTATTGCTTGCCGCCATCTGGTGGAACCCGAAGAGGCCACCCAAAGCCGCTTCGCAGCCCTCGATCTTTGCAGCTCTGTCGTCGCCTTCGACGGTCTCGACCGATCGCGATGCGGTGTTGGAATCTGAGATCGCCGAGATCGTCTCGGTAATCCGACAGGACGAGGCTGACCGGCGACGAGCCGCAGCTCTCGATCGACTTGCATCCCTCCAGGCTACCGCCAAAAAAACCAAATGAGCCAACCCGAAATCACTGATCAACAGATCGCCGATGCTGCCGCCGCTCCCCAAAGCGTTTCGGCAGACGGTGTGACCGTCACGAATCGAAGCATGGCTGACATGCGTCTGGCTCGTGAGGAACTGGCGAACAACCAGCACGCATCGAAACCGAGGCGCGGGGTGTTGTTTGCCAAGATGATCCCTGGCTCGGCAAGGGGACAATGATGCCTAGTTGGGTGATTGTCCTTATTACATCGATCCTCCGAGCATTGACCACGGCCTCGTCCCGCCATCTGTTTTTTGCGGCTGGCTGGTTCCTCCTGCTGGTTGGCCTCATCTGCAATTCGATGGCCACTCTCATCCTGGGCGGGGCTGTGGTTTTCTTCCTGTTCATGCAACCACCAAAGAGCCCCTGACATGATGCTGCTCGACCAATACGGAAAGCCGATCGACACCAAGGCCCTGGCTGCATCTCGTCGGATCCAGGATCGAGCCAAGCGAATGGACTCGCTGTCGGCCTCTTACGACGCTGCGGCCAACACCGCAGAAACGTCCAAGCACTGGCGGTACGCTGACAACCTGTCCGCAGCCGCGGCCAACTCCGTTTCAGTTCGCAAGACCCTGCGAGAGCGCTCCCGCTACGAGTGTTTGGAGAACAACTCGTTCGCCAAAGGGATCGTACTGACCCTGGCCAACGACTGCATCTCGACTGGCCCGAGTCTTCAGGTGATGCTTCCCGACGCTGCTGCCTCTCGCATGATCGAGGCCAAGTGGAGAAAGTGGTGCAAGGATGTCCGCCTGGCGGCCAAGCTTCGCACGGCACGGATCTCCAAGGTGATCGACGGCGAAACCATCATTCTCAAGGGAAACAACTCCCGGAGCAAGAACGACGTCAAGCTTGATCTGCGGGTGATCGAGTGCGATCAACTGGCGACCCCATACTATGCCGACGGACTGCCAAACAAAGTCGACGGAATCGAGTTCGACGACTTTGGCAATCCAACGGTCTATCACATCCTCAAAGGCCACCCTGGCGACCGCTGGCCCCTGCAAGCTTTCGAAAAAGACGACGTCGACCCAGACGACATCATCCATTTGTTCCGTGCCGAGCGACCTGGGCAACAACGGGGAATCCCGGAGCTGACACCAGCCTTGCCACTGTTCGCAATGTTGCGACGCTACACCCTCGCGGTGATTACCGCCGCTGAGAACGCTGCGGACTTCTCGGCGATCCTCAAGACCCAGTCGAATGCTTTCGACTCTGCGTCCGATGGGATCGACGACATCGACCCGTTCGACTTCGTCCAGATCGATCGGGGACTTATGACCAGCTTGCCCAAAGGCTGGGAAATGGTCCAGTTCGATCCGAAGCAACCGGTCACGACCTACACCGAGTTTCGCAACGCGATCCTCGGCGAAATTGCTCGGTCGGTCCACATGCCAAAAAACAAAGCTTTGGCAGATTCGAGCTCCTACAACTATTCCTCGGGACGACTGGACCACCAGACCTACTACGAAGCCCTAGCCATTGAGCGGGTCCAATGGGAGATCGAAGCTCTCGACCGGATCTTCGGATGGTGGCTCGACGAAGCCCTGATGATGGACGGCTATTTGCCAGCACTCGACCCGATGGACGAGATCCCCAAGGTTTGGCGATGGCCACCACAGCGAGACGTCAATCCAGCGGAAATCTCCGCTGTCAACATCGAACTGATCCAAGCTGGGCTCAAAACTCGGCAACAGTACCTCATCGAGCAGAACATCGACCCCGAAGCTCACGCGCAGCAGCTCATCGAGGAAGGCTGGGTCAGTCCAGACCGTCCGCCGACTCCTGCGGGCGCTGCACCTGGTGCGACTGGTGCTTCCGGTGCGCCCGGAGCCGCTGCCCAAGGTACGGGCGCAGCCGAGCCAGACCCGAGCCAACCCGCTCCGACCGGGGAGTTTGCGAACATGTCCCGATTGCAGCTCACCCGCAACACCAGAGCGATCGATGACACGCTAAACAAGATCGAGCAAGGCGTCTGGACCACATCGCGAGCGAGAGTGTTTCTGGAATCGCTGGGGATGAAACCACGCACCATCGAAAATCTTCTTGCCGAGTACGAAGAGCAACCAGCGTGAGTTCGCTGACCCTAGAGTCGAAGACTCGGAACGGCTACCGACTCCGAGTCTACACCGCTGCCGGACGTCGCTCGATCTGGCTGGGCCGAGTCACAGAGCCCGAAGCGATCGCCATTCAACGCCATGTCGACGAGATCATCGCCGCCCAGACGGCAGATCTGCCGATCCCCAGGCTGACGGCCCTTTGGCTCGATCGACTCGATCCGGAAATCAAGTCCAAGCTCACGTGCATCACTGGATCGATTCGCACGGTCCGGACTGCGATCGACGAGTACCTCGACGCCAAGCGGGATCTGATCGCCACATCGACCGCCGATTCGGTCGGTCGCTCTCTGGCCCATCTGGCCGATGCCTGCGGTGATCGTCGCATCGATGGCGTGTCACCCGAGGAAATCGCCACGGTCTACGATTCCCTCGAACAAGCAGCCTCCACCCGGGGTAAGATCGCCAAGGACTGGAAAGCCTTTTTTCACTGGTGCGAGGACAATCGGTGGATCATTGCAAACCCTGCCAAGCGACTCAAGACGACCGTCTCGGTTCGAGAGAAACGATTCGTTTCGGTCGAGACGATCGAGCGAGTACTCCAAGCCTGCGACGATCCCGAGCTGCGGCTCGTGATTGTGCTGTCCCGATTCGGAGGCTTGCGGATCTCCAGCGAGATTCGGGACTTTTCGGAGTCATCGATCGACCGCCATTCCAAGCGGATCAAGATCACGGACACCAAACGCGGGATGGTGCGCGAGATCCCGCTCTTCCGTGAGATCGCTGCCGAGCTCCCCGCACCAGGCGTTTCACTGCTGCCGACTCTCGCAAGCCTGTCCCACTCTGGGATTACCAATCGATTCCAGGCCACTGTTCGCAAAGCTGGCATCGAACCATGGCCGGTCCCATGGCATTCCATGCGAGCCACGCGAGAGACGGAACTGATCACCGCTTTCGGGGTGGCGACCGCTTCGAAGTGGATCGGCAACTCCGAGAAAGTCGCGATGACGTCTTATGCGATCATTCCCGACTCTGACTGGGCTAAGGCTGATTTGTAACTCTGGTTGGACGGTTTTTCGGGGGCGCGTGGTAGTTTCGTCCTCATGAGCAAATCGACCCGGGCAACCACGAAACGCAAGCGACCTGACCCAAGTGTCATCGTCGCATCGTCCAAGAGCACCTTGGAACTGCGTACTAGTGGCGACTCCATCGAGTTGCAAGCTGCCGATCCAAACTCACCCGACGCGCTGCCCAGTTTTAGTGGGATTGCCTATACCGGGGGGGTGATGAATCCCAAGCTAGCAATCCAGTGGAACGGCCCGGTGGTGATCGATCTTGCTGGACTCGACGCACCGGTCGGACCTGTGCATCGAGACCACGACGAATCCCGGCCAGTGGGACATCTCACCGCAGTCGCAAACGATGGGACCAAGCTCTCCGTCACCGGAGTCTTTTCGGTTCCCTCGGTCGACCAACAGGAGATCATCGCCGGAGCCAAGAACGGATTCCCATGGCGACCCTCGGTCGGTGTGAAAATCCTAACTTACTCCACGATCCCCCAAGGCCAGACCCTCCAGTGCAATGGACGCACGTTTGAGGGTCCGATTCTCGTCGTCAAGCGATCGCAGCTCAAAGAGGTCTCTCTGGTAACGATTCCAGGCGACCCTGATTCCTCTGTCTCTATTGCCGCCTCGGCCAATCCAAACATGCCAACTTTCGAAGACTACTGCACATCCCTCGGACTCGATCCTGCGACTCTTACGCCCGAGGCGAAAGCCGCTCTGCAAGTCTCTTATGCCGAGAGCATCGAGCCTGATGTCGATGCGTCTGCTCCTCCTGCTGACCCCGCGCAGCAACCTCCGACCGCAACCGCTTCTCAACCCACGGAGCCACCTATGGCCAAGCC